TCAGTTGTGGATCAGCAGGCGCATCCCGCCCCAGAGACAGCGCGCCCCGCCGCCGCTGCCGCTGAGCGCCGCCGCGGCGCTCAGCGCGCAGTCGAGATGGGCGGGCACGGCGCGCCGCAGGGCGGTCTGGACGCCGCGCAGGTCGGCGGGGATGCCGTCCGCGACGGTGACCGCGCAGCGCACCGCGCCGGCGGAGAAGTCCTCCGTGAGCGCGGCGCTGCCGCCGGTCAGGCGGGCGAGCATGCGGCGGATCTTGTCCGGGGTGCAGACGGTGAAAAAATCGAGGGCGGCCAGCACCTCGGCGCGGCGCGTTTCCGTGCTGAGGTCGGCCCGTGCCGGCAGGCCGAGCTCCCGCTCCCAGCGGTTCAGCCCGCGCCCGTCGGCGGTGGAGGCCGCGGCGCGGCGGCAGAGGGCCTGCGTCTCGCTTTCCAGCAGGTCGAGCTCGCTTCCGGCGGCGTCGAGCAGCGGGCCGAGCAGATCCGCCGCGAAGGGCGGCAGCGTCTCGCGGATCGCGCTCATGCGCTCACCGTCCCGCTCAGCGTCAGCGTCCCCGGCACGGCATATTCGCCGGGCTCGAGGGCGACCGCGCCCGTGCCGCCGTCCAGGGTCAGGGCCGTGACGTCGAGCACGCCGCCGCAGCCGAGCAGCAGGGCGGAGATCCGTCCGGGGCCGATGACCGCGCCGGCGGCGGTCAGCATGTTTTCCTCGAGCCAGGCGGTCAGGGCCGCGGCGAAGGCGCTCTGGACGGCGGTCAGGGATGCGCCGCTCTCCAGGGTCACATTTGCCTGGACGGCGACGGCGCGCGCCGTCGCGGCGGCGACGCGGACGTCGGCGCAGAGGGGTCGGCGGGCGGCGACCGCCTCCGCGGCTGCGGCCAGCACGGCGTTTTCGTCGGCGCCCGGGCGAAAGGCGAGAAAGAGATCGACGGTGTTCGGCCCGCGCAGCAGCCCGAAGGCGCGCGCGGCCCGGACGCCCGCCGTCTCCAGGGCCCATTCGCGGTAGTCGGCGGCGTTGCCGCTGGCGGCCTGGCCGCGGATGCGGGCCAGCACACGCGCCCGCAGGGCGTCGTCGTCCTCGTCCGTCAGGCGCGTCAGGCCGTAGTCGGCGCAGACGGCGTCGAGCCACGTCCCCGCCGCCGTGGCGGCGAAGGCGCGGTCGGCGATCGTCTCCAGCTCCTGGGACCAGATGCGCGCCAGCTCGGCGGCGACCGCCTGCAGCAGGTCGCCCGCAAAGGTGCCCTCGAGGGTGCTGAAGCCGCTGTTTTCGAGCGGCGTCCGCAGGCGGGTCAGGATGCTTTCGGAATCATAGCTGTTCAAGAGAGCTTTACCTCGCTTTCTGCCGTCAGAGCGCCGTAGACCGTATCGACGCGGAAAGAGACGCGCAGCAGCACGCCCTCCTGCGTGAAGGTGAAGTCGCCGGCGCCTGTGATGTAGGGGTTGACCAGCAGCGCGCCGCGGATCATCGCGGCCAGCCGCCCGCGGCTCTCGGCGCCCGGGGCGCCGGAGAGGGCCGCCAGCTCGTTGCCGTAGCTGGCGCTGTAAGCGCAGCGCGCGAAGCGCTCGCTCTGCGGGTGGAGCGCCTTGCGGATCCAGACGCGCAGCGCCTCCGCGCCGGAGAGCAGCAGCGGCTGTCCGTCCGCGCCGCGCATCCAGCCGCCTTGCCCGTCGGGCGCCAGCTCGCGGAAAAGCGGCAGCGCCGCCTCCGCCGTTTCGGTGAACAATGCCATCGCGGGGCCTCCTTTCGTTTATTCGAGCAGACAGAGCCCAATCAGTCCGCCGTCGAGCCGCAGGCAGAGGAGACGCGCGCCGTCCTGCGCGGCACCGAAGGTCAGTCCCGCCGCCCGTTCGGCCAGCGTGACTTCTTCGCCGTCGGCGCGCAGCAGCACGCGGCCGTCGTCCTGGAGCTCGACGCCGGCAAGGGCAAACAGCGGCGTCTGCGCGCCGCTCTGGCGGCGCAGCAGGGCGAGCAGCCGGTAATAGGGGTTGTCGGTCATGGCTCCGCTCCTTTCTCAGATGGACTCCAGCCCCAGCGTCGTCAGCAGCACGCCGTCGCGCAGGGTGTGGAGCACGCGGGTGACAAGATAGGCGCCGGCCGCGCCGAAGGCGCCGTGGTCGAGCGCGACGCGCGCCCCGCAGCGGGCGGAGAGATCGCCGCGCAGCACGGCCTGCGCCTGGCGGCGCGCGCAGCGCAGGGCGGCCCGGGCCTGGTCGGCGGCGCCGCTCTGCGGCCCGTCGAGGGCCAGCACGGCCCGCCGCTGTCCGAAGTCGCGCTCCCAGACGGGGTCGGCGCACTGCGCCAGCACCCGCCCGGTGCCGGAGCGCACCTCGGCGCCGGTGACGAGCGGTTCAAGGGTGTTGGCGGCGCTGAGGGAGAGCAGGTCGGCGGTGCCGAGCGTATAGGCGCGCGCGCCGGGCCGCAGCAGATCGACCGCGCCGCCGCGCTCCTCGGGAAAGCAGTCGCCGCCGTAGCAGGCGCGGACGGCGGCCAGGGCGCTCCGGCCGCAGGCGACCGGGAGCGCGACGCGCCCCTCCCGCTCCCAGAGCACGCCGGGCCGCAGCCCCGCTGCGGCGATCACGGCGCGGGCCGCCTGCGCCGGAGTGCCCGTCAGCGCGCCGCCGTATTCGCAGCGCGCCAGCAGGGCGGTGCGCTCGAGGCAGAGCAGCGTCAGCCGCAGGCCGGCGGCGCTGAAATCGGCCCGTTCGATCTGTCCGGCGAAGATCACCGTGCCGTCCGCGGCGACAGTGACCGGTTCGCCCCAGACGGGGTTGAGCTTGGGCACAAAGCGGTCGGCGGGCGCGCAGGCCGCCTCGAGGCGCAGCTCGGCCCCGGCCATGGAAAGGCTGCGGTCGAGGGTGAGGGAGGTCACAAGCGCCGTGATCTCCGTCGATTCGAGAAAAACCTTCATCACAGCGTCAGCACCTTCCCGACGGGCAGCTGCCGCGGATCGGCGACGCCGTTTTTCTGCGCCAGCGCCCGCCAGCACGTGCCGTCGCCGTAAAAGCGGACGGCGATGGCCCAGAGCGTGTCGCCGCGCCGCACGGTATAGGTGCGCGGCAGGGCGCGCTCGTCGGCGCGCGCTTTCAGCCCGCCGGCCCCGGCGTGGTGCAGCGCGCTGGCGAGGACCGAGGCAAAGACGTATTCCCGCAGCGTCAGGGCCAGGCCGGTGTCCCGGTCGCCCTCGGCCAGGGTGCGGGTCAGGGCGGTGAGCAGGAAGGCGTCGTTGATCCCCTCCTCGGGGATGATGAGCCGCACCGGGCGGCGGCCGCTCTGCCAGCGCTCCAGCATGGCCAGCGCCGTCTCGGGCGGCGTGCCGTCATAAAAGCGCGAGTCGGCGGCAGGGAGAAAGGTGCGGAAGGAGACGGTGAGCAGCCCCGGCCCGCAGGCCAGATGCAGCGGCTCGCCGGCGATGGTGCGCAGCTCGCGCGTCTCCTGGGTGCGCGTCAGCGTCATCTGCGCCGGGTTGACCGGGAGGGAGAGCCGCTCCGCGCCGTTGTCGTACCAGATGAGGACGGTTCTTGTCTTTTCCATGCGTCCGCTCCCTTCCTACATGTTTCCCGCCGCGTCGAGCAGGCGGGCGACGAGCGCCGCGGCCAGGGCCTCCGGATCGGCGTCCGGTCCGCTTCCGGGAAAGGCGGCCGGCGCCGCTTCCGGGCGGGCGGCGGACGGGGACGGTGTCGCCGGCCCGGGGGCCGCAGCCGCCGTCTGCTCCTCCGCCGCGGCCGTCTCTCCGGCCGGGACCGGCATTTCCGGCGCGGCGTCCGCGGGCAGCGGCGGTGCTGCCGCCGCCTCCTGCAAAAAGGCCGCCGGCACGCTGCCGCGCCAGGCCTCCGCCTCCGCTTCGGCGCCGTCCTCCGGCAGCCCCTGCGCCTCGATCATCGGCGCGTCCGCGCCGGAGAAGCGCAGGATCATGCCGGCCGCGGCCAGCGCGTCGGCATAGGGCAGGCGTTCGGTCAGGTCGAAGGGGGAGAGCAGCGCGCCGCGCTTGCGCAGATGTTCGCCCGCCTCGCGCAGCGCGCCGCAGCTGAGCCAGAGCGCGTACCGCGCCCCGCGCTCGCCGCCCATGCGCAGGCATTCGCCCACCTCGGCGGAGCTGAGGGCGCGGCAGTCGGCGGTCAGCCCCAGCCGGCGGAGCGTCAGGGTGAAGGAGCGGGCCGCGCCGCCGAGGGCGGCGGCCCATTCCGCGGCGCCGCTCATTTACGCCACCTCGACGACCGTGATGCCGGAGAGGCGGCGCAGGTCGCCGGGCGAGAAGCGGAACTTGATCGTCTGGGTGTTGATGCGGCCGGTCTCGTAGTTGACGAGGGGCAGCTCGTCGAGGGCGACGCCGGAGACGCTGTACCGCTCCTCCTCGCCGTTCATGCTGTCGGGGTCCTTGAGGGCGGTGGTGATGGTGACGCGGAGATCGCGCCCGCCCCTGGCCCCCTCGACCAGCTCATAGAAGCGGGAAAAGACCTGCCGCAGGGTCAGCTCGCCCGTGCCCTGCCAGCCGGTGATCTTGGAATCGACGTCCATGCCGATCTGGACGTCGGCGCGGTGCATCTTGATGCTGAGACGGACGGCGGAGGCCTCGGCGATGCGGCTGCCGTCGATCCACAGCTCGGCGAAGGAGCCGGAAAGTACGCGGCTTGCGTTTAAAACAGCCATGTTGTTCCTCCTTTACATGCTGACGGTGAAGTGCAGGTCCTCCATCGCGTCGGCGAAGCGGACGCTGGCGCTGAGAAAGACGCTGCTGCCGGTGTTGGCGGAGAGGATCTGCTGCTCGGAGAGCGCGGAAGTGTCGAGCCCCTGGCTCTGCAGCCAGGCCGTCTGGGCGGCGAGGTCGATGCCGCATTCGTTGGCGCCGCTGCCGTCGAGGACGGTGCCGGCCAGCTGGGCAAAATAGCCGTTGACCGCCGTGACCAGCAGCAGCTTGCTGTCGTAGTCGTTGATGACCCGGCCGATGTAATCGCTTTCAAAGGTGCCGCGGATGTCGGCGCGGATGAGATCGACGCCCTCGACAATTTTGATCTTCCGGAAGGCCGCGCCCTTCGCGGCGGTCAGGGTCGTCAGGCTGGTGACGGCGCGGGCCAGGCGCGCGCCGCTGCCGCCGCGGGTGAGGATCAGCCGGCCGCCCTCGATGTCGCCGTCGGGGTCCGGTCGGTCGGTGAAGTCGGCCACCTCCGGCAGGGCGAGGTAGGTGGCACTGCGGTCGAGGCGCAGCCCGGCCAGCAGCCCGGCGATGCGGGCGCAGTAGTCGGCGGCGGGGATGGCGGCGGTCGCGCCGTCGAGGGTGAGCTGCAGCCCGGCGGCGCAGAAGTTGACAATGCCCTCGCAGTCGGGCGCCTCGGCGTCGGCGACCACGGCGCGCAGTCCGGCGCCGAGGGCGCGCTGCGCCTTGACGAACGCGACGACCTCCGCGGCGCTCAGGTCAGGCGCGCACAGCCAGCCGCCGGCGGCGGCGCGGGCGGCGCGGGCGAGGGCGTCGTCCCCGCTGCCCGCCCGGATCAGATGGACGCGGCTCGGCCCGCCCAGAAAGCACAGGCGCACCAGTTTGTAAACGCGCGCGTCGAGCGCGGCGGCGTCAGCCTGGCTGAGCGCGGTGAAGCTCAGGTCGGCGCCCGTCCCGGCGACGATGATCGCAGCGCTGCCGCGGCTGCTGCGCCGCAGGGCGGTCGCGCCGGCGGTGCGGAACTCGACAATGATCTCCGGCAAACCCATGGTGAGATTCCTCCTTTATGTGTGGTCCCGTCACGGCTCGTCGCCGAGGCGGAACTGCAGTGTGTCCATGGCGGGCGGCGGCGCGGCGGCACTGTCGCCCGCGACGTCGCAGAACTCCAGCGTGAAGCGCAGCAGCGGCTGGCCGTCCTCCTCGTCCGCGGTCAGGCCCTGCGGGCAGAAGACGCGCCCGCCGGCGGAGAAGTGAGGCAGCACCGCCGGGAAGAGCGCGTCGAGCAGCGCCCGCTCGCCGTCCTCGTCGCGGCCGCGGCCGGCGGCGCAGCGGATGCAGACGTCGAGCCGCCGCAGCAGCTGCCGCCCGCCGGCGAACAGCTCGCCGCCGCCGCTTTTGGCGGTGATCAGATAGGCGGGGTAGACGGCGCCGTGCAGACGGCCGCAGAAGGCGGGCACGCCGGTGCGTTCCCGGATCTGCTGCGCCAGCGCCCCGCAGAGCGCGGTCAGGGAGATCATGCGGTCTTCACCTCCGTCACCTGCAGCACGGCCACAGCGTGGGAGACATAGGGAATGCTGGCCGAGAGCGCGCCGCAGAAGATCTGGTTCCCCCGGGTCACCTCGGCCCGGTCGCCGGGCCGGAACACGGTGTCCGGCGGCAGAAAGAGGGTGAGGGGGAAGCGGCTTTCCGCCATCGGGTCCAGCTCCCCCGCGGCGGCGGGGGAGCGGACCTGGGCGGCGCGGGAGAGGGCGCAGGGCAGATCGCGGTAAACGACCGCCTCGCTGACGCCCGCAGGGCCGGCCGACTGCCGCCAGACGGCGGCGCGGTCGGTCATCGTGGCGCGCAGAATGCTCTGTTCGCTCATGCCGCGCCTCCTTTCAGATGGTATGGAGCCGGACGAACGGCTGCAGCAGCAGCCGCGCGTCCTGCAGCCCCAGGCTGCCGTAAGTGATGGCGGTGTCGCCCCGGCGGACGCTGGTGACCGGCCGGTCGGCGCCGTCGCGGAACAGCTCGCAGAGCAGGGCGGCGACGCCGCCCTCCATCGCCGCGGGGATGTCGTCCCGGCAGCAGAGGGCGAGGGCCGCGTCCGCGGCGCTGTCGAGCAGGGCGGACCACTGCGCGGGGGCGTCGCTCAGCCCCGCCAGGGCGAGGGCGCGCGCCAGCACCCGCTCGCGGCCGCCTTCCTCAAACGGGGCGCTCATCAGGCCATGGCGACCAGGGCGCCGATGGTGCAGACCTTGTTGCCCGGCACGAACAGGTCGTAGAGATAGCGGGCCTGGATGGCGGTGCCGTCAAAGAGCTGGTTCTCCTCGGGGCCGAACTGCTTGAGGCTGTCGATGCGGGAGACGGCCAGCGGCGCGTCGCAGGCAACGACGAGGGCATGGATCTGCTTGGCGCCCGCGGCGGCGGTCAGCCCGCCGGCGGCGCCGGCGTCGCGGCCGCTCAGGGCGGTGACGGCGGTCTTCATGCGCGCCGAGGGGACGAACAGGCAGGGCAGATCGTTGAGCATCATCACATGGTCGTAGCGGACGCCGTTGATCTCGATGCTCTGCTCGAAGGCGATGCGGTTGAAGGTGTTGTCGGCGGTCTCCAGGAACTTGTTCTTGAGGGCGGAGGAGACCAGGGCGACAAAGCCGCCGGTGTGCGTTCGCAATCGTTCTCGAGCGTCTGGGACAGGCCGCACAGCGAGGCGACGGCGTCGTGGGTCTCGGGGTCGAAGGCGAGGATGTGGGTCGCGGCCTGAGCGCCGCCGGCGGCCAGCGTGAACAGGCGGTTGATGCGGTAGGTGTCCATCTCGCGAACAAGCTGTACGCGGGAGAACTCGCGGACCACGTTCTCGGCGGTGGCGATGAAGCCGCTGTCGCTCGGGTCGGTGCGGTCGAGGGCGAACTTGACGCCGCGGTCCATGCTCAGCGTGTGGGCGCTCCAGGCGCTGGTGACGGCGCCGCTGGGATAGGCCGAGCCGTCGGTCCTGGTGCTGTCGTAGGTGCCCAGACCGGTGGTGCTCAGGGTCGAGATCTCGACCTCGGAGCCGCCGTTGAAGCGGACCTGGCCGCTCTGGGCGGCCATCCACTCGGTGGCGGAGGCGGCGGCCAGCTCCTCGTCGATGAAGGTCTGGTAGGCGCGGGCATAGTCAATGGCCAT